CGTAATAGAGTTATTAACAGAGTTTCCATTAGTATTGGAACAGCACAAAAACTTATTGATACATTTCCCAATGTACAACGTATTAGTTTTATTGGTGGTGAGCCTACTATTTCTGATGAACATATCGAATTTCTTAAGATGTTGATTGCAAAAGGAACAAATAAGAACATTGGATTAAGTTATGTTACTAACCTAACTGGTGTGACTGATGAGTTATTAGAGTTGTGGGATAAGTTTTATAGAGTACACATTTCAGTATCAATTGACGGCTTTGATAAAGTTAATGAATATATCAGATATCCATTTAAATGGTCCAAGACTGAAACTAGTTTAAAGACTATATTGAAATTATGTCAGGACCATACTCACTCACACAAATATACAATGGGACTAAGTTGCACTCATAGTGTTTACAACGCAATTCAAGCACCTGACTTGATTGAATACTTCTATGACATATTAAAGACTTATGAATGCGCAGATGGTAATACATTACTAAAGCACTGCGGAGCATTTGTCAATAGAGTAAGTTCTCCCAAAGATGCAATGGTATCTAACTTGTCAAACAAATATCGCAATATAGGCATTGAAAAGATAAATCGGTTACTAAACAAAATTCAAGTAGACGTTGATAACGGTATGTTAGTTGAGCGCGGATTAATTGAGTCTTTAAAATTAATGAGTGCATGGCTTGATGAGCCATGGTCTATGGATAAAAATAATATCAAAACTTTGATTAAATTCATTAAAGTATCGGACGAATTTAGAAATAGAAAAATCAACGACTATATCCCCGAACTTATAACTGAATTAGAATATATGAAACAGGTATTAAAAATTGACTGACAGTAATGTACTAATTGATGGTTTAGGATATGTTACTGTTAGAGAACTAATACCCGAACATTTAATTGATAGTATCAATTTAAAACTTGATACATTGTATCCTATACGTGCATCTAGTAGCAATAAGCAATATGCTGAAGGTAAAAACATTTCAAAACTACCAGACATAAGTGTTTGGTGGAGCCAGTTAACTATGGACTGGCCAGAAGTCATTGAGATTAACAACATCATTCAACCATTAGTAGCAGATTTCTTAGATAACATTGAATGGTATGCAAGCGATATCGTAACGATTGCTCCCGAAAGCACTTGGATTAATCCTCACGTAGATACTCCGCATCGCTTCAGTAAGTACAACTACGATCAACGATTGTTAGGTGTGCAATGCATTGTTGCATTACAAGACACTGACCACAAAACAGGATCAACTGGTATTGTTGCATGTAGCCAAACACATGATTGGGATATCAATAAATGCTATAATGGAACTTATGATAGTTATTTTAAAGTGCATTGTATGCAACCCATTATGCCCAAAGGTAGTTTGTTGATGTATAACTGTAGACTGTTACATTCTAGTATGCCAAATTATTCGCCCAAAGCACGACCTGCACTATTGCTTAATTATCTAAACGGTGCTATAATGGAAGATGTAAAGAAGATAGACAATATATGGAAGAGCAATAATGGCGAATGATATTATGATTGACATTGAAAGTTTAGATACACGACCCGATTGTGTTATCTTAACTATCGGTGCAGTTCGCTTTGACCCTAAGGGTAGTGGCGTTGTTGAACGTTTAGAACTACGTCCCACTATTGAGGATCAAACAGAAATTTACAATAGGAGCATCAATGAAGATACATTACGATGGTGGTCTACGCAGAGTCCTGAGGCGCTTGAAGAAGCACTGGGAGACCAAGGACGTCAACCATTTAGTGAGTGCATGGAGACCCTTTATAAGTTTTGTTGGAATCGTCGGGCTGTGTGGAGCAATGGCGCTCCATTTGACCTTGTCGTCATGGAGCATGCCTGGAGACAAGTTAGTAACAAGCCAAATCCCATACCCTGGCCCTTCTGGTCAATGCGAGATACACGAACATTGTGGGAAATCGCAGGAGTCAGTCTTAAAGATGGTGGACACACTACAAGTCATAAAGCAGTAGAAGATGCCGAAAGACAAGCAATTGTTGTACAAAAAGCGTATACTAAACTTATTAAAGCAGAACTAGTACCTCCCCCACGATGATAATTGATTCAGACATTGATATTGACTTTGGTGATAGAGAAAAAGTTCTATCATTGATTAAGCATGTGCCTGCTGCCATGCTCAATGTCAAGCCAATTCGTAAGCATCCAACTGGTGTTTATATTACTGATATCCCATATGATCCTGTCAATGACATGTCAGCACTTCACTATGAAGAGGCTGAAAAGCGTGGGTATTTCAAACTTGACTTGTTGAATGTGCATGTGTATAATCAAGTGCGTGATGAAAATCATTTACTATCATTAATGCGGGAACCCAATTGGGCTAAGTTAAAAGATAGAGCATTCGTTGAGAAACTAATTCACTTGGGAAATCAGTTCGACTTTATTCAGCGTATGCCTGAATCACTTGATTCGATTCCTAGATTAGCAATGTTTCTTGCTGTCATTCGACCTGCAAAGCGTCATCTGATTGGCAAGATTTGGAAAGAAGTAAACGACACAGTGTGGGATAAAGATCACACTGGATACAGTTTTAAAAAGAGTCACGCGGTTGCATATGCGCACCTCGTGGTTGTACACATGAATTTATTGGAAGAACAAAATGGAACTAAAACTACTTGAAGAAAATAACACACAATTATTAGAAATCTCTGAAGATTGGGACTTTCGTTTAGATGGAGATCCTAGCGAATTAATCAAAGAGATGGCTAAAGTTATGTTCACTCAGGGTGGAATCGGATTGGCTGCACCACAGTGTGGAGTAAAGAAGCGCATCTTTATCATGGGCAATCCTGAAGAACTTATTGCTTGTATTAATCCTAAGGTTGTTGCACTGTCAGAAGAACGTGCAACTAGTCAAGAAGGTTGCTTAAGTTTCCCTAATCTATGGATCAACGTTAAGCGTCCATCTACAGTAAAAGTGTCATATCAGAATGTGTTGGGGGAAGAAACAGAAGCAGAATTAGATGGATTACATGCACGTGTATTCTTGCATGAGTTTGATCATTTAATGGGAGTCACGTTCGATCAACGTGCTAGTATTTTAGGTCTTGCTATGGCTAAGGAACGCAGAAAGAAGAAACAAAAGAAGTTTAAGTCACCCGCTTAACTAGTGTAATGCTTCTACGTTTGGCCCTTTTTTTAGTAAAATCTGTCATACTAACAACAGGACCATGAATGATTTCTAGACTTTTATTATTAAATGTTCTTAAGAAGGGTCTAAATGGACTCCATTCATCCTTAAGGAATAAATTGATAGGAATCGTTCTATTAGATTCCCACCACCAAGTATCACCTAATTCTAAGAACTTGGCCCTCAAATCAGCAGAAGCAATGGATCCATAGTCATACATTGTAGTAACTAGGTCATCACGGTTCTGAATAATTCCTACATAGTCTTGACTTGCATAGGAACATATTGAAATGAACGGGTGGTTCTCGCTTAGTTTTGTAAAAAAGTCATGTGCATTCATAAGTATTACTCTATTTAATCTGGTAATTCCAAAGTTAATATTTTAATATTTTCTAGACTAAATAAGAGAAGGAGACAATTTTTGTGTATTCAACATCAGTTTTTTATTACATTCAACGACAAATAGTTGTACTCCTATCAGGATTTTCTCCGAGGAAATATATGCCACAATATGCTAAACCACTAACGCTACACAGAGGTGTAGACAATCAGATTCAGTTTCAATTCTTAAACCAAGAACAGAAACCTGTTGACATTACTGGTAAGACTATTACATGTAGGATTCTTAATGCCGATGGTACAGCAGTACTTATTAACAAGGCTCTAACACCTCAATTGCCTTTAACAGGTATTTGTGCATTGCAACTTAATGCCGCAGAGATTGAAGATATTCCTGCTCAGAAAGCATATTACTCATTAGAGATTCCAGTAGGATCATTTGATTATCCAGTCTTTGTGGATCAGAATGCAGGCGCACGTGGTGACATGAACATTGTTGATTCGGTCCTCCCTTCCTTTGTTCCGTCTGCAAATATTACTATTCCAACTGGTCAACCTTTCCCTAACTTAGATCAAAACAACAGTATTGATAATGCTCTACCAAACGCTAACACGTACTATAGTAGTGTAATCAACACACAAGATAATCCTATCTTAACTATTCAAACATCATATGTTGAATTTAACGGCGATGTAATTGTATCAGGTTCAACTCAACCCGATACTGAATGGTACCCTATTACAACTGATACATATGCTAACGCTACTGATACGTTTGGATATACTATTGTAGGATTTCACCCATTCGTTCGAATGGAGTTTGTAAGTAATGCCGGTGCAGTAACAAACATTTTGGCTAGATAATATAACCTTATTGCTTGATTTTCTCGTAGGTTATGCTATAATAGTATTATGTTTGATATCCTAACGGTAGTCCCTGGTAAGAAAAAACTAACACAAAGTGGATGGCATAGTTTTAATGCTGTGTGCTGTCATAACCGTGGACACAAAGCCGACAAACGTATGCGAGGCGGAATCATTTATGATGGGGATATCAACTGGTCATATCATTGCTTTAACTGTAACTTTAAATGCGGATTCACTATTGGCAAGCCACTAAGTGGAAACACTAAACAACTATTAAGATGGTGTGGTGTAGACGATACAGAAATCTCTAAATGGAATCTAGCAAGTCTACAGCAAAAAGATTTGCTTGAGATCATTGCAGTTAAAAAGAAAAAAACTAAGATTACATTTAAAGAGTTATCTTTGCCCGATGATGCGGAGTTAATTGATGATAGTAATAGTGAACATCAAACGTTTATCAACTATTTGAATAACAGAGGTATCAACCATACTGATTACCCCTTTATGATTACTCCTACTGAAACAGGTAGAAACAGTAATAGAATTATTATACCCTACACTTATCAAAATAAGATTGTAGGTCATATCAGTCGTTATCTTGACAATCGTATTCCTAAATACATTAAAGAACAACAACAAGGATTTGTATTTGGCTTTGACTTGCAAAAGCCGGAGTATGAAGTATGTCTAGTGTTTGAAGGTATCTTTGATGCTATCGCACTTAATGGGTGTGCAGTAACGCATGAAACTATTAGTGATGAACAAGCAGATTTGTTACGAACACTTAATAGAAAAATTATTGTTGTGCCTGATATGGATAAGACAGGATTAGGAATTATTGATAGAGCATTAGAGTTAGGGTTTGAAGTAAGTCTTCCTAATTGGGCAGATGATATTAAGGATGCCAACGATGCTGTAGTAAAATATGGTAGACTATCTACATTACTAAGTATATTGCAGAACGCAACAAACAACAAGATTAAGATTCAGATGCAACGGAGGAAAATTGATAAAAGATTATAATACAGATGTGCAAGCATTGTTCTTGCGCATGATGGTTACTAACGCAGAGTTATATACACGGGTCATGAATATCATGAATTCGGAGAACTTTGATCGTAAGTTACGTCCCGTAGCAGAATTTATTGTAGAGCATTCCACTAAGTATAACATTCTACCCGACCCGGTACAAATCAAAGCAACAACTGGTCAAGACATTGATGTTGTCCCTGATTTAACTGATGGTCACAATGATTGGTTCTTGGAAGAATTTGAATCGTTCACTAAAAGACAAGAACTTGAACGTGCGATTATGAAGGCTGCCGACTTACTTGAAAAGGGTGAGTTTGATCCTGTTGAAAAACTAATCAAAGACGCGGTACAGATTTCATTGCAACGTGACATGGGTACAGATTATTTTGCTGATCCGAAAGCACGTATCAATAAGTATTTCAATGCAGGTGGACAGGTGTCTACTGGCTGGCCCCAGATGGACAAACTATTATATGGTGGATTCAGTCGAGGCGAGTTGAATATCTTTGCAGGTGGCTCAGGTTCAGGTAAGTCACTTGTTATGATGAACATTGCATTGAATTGGTTGCAGTCTGGATTAAGTGGTGTTTATATCTCACTAGAACTTTCAGAAGAATTGACTTCATTGCGTACTGATGCGATGTTAACTAGTATGAGTACTAGAGAAATTCGTAAGGATATTGACACAACTGAATTACGAGTTAAAATGGTCGCAAAGAAGGCTGGTCAATATCGTGTTAAGGGTATGCCAGCACAATCTAACGTTAACGACATTAGAGCGTATATCAAAGAAGTACAGATTCAAACAGGTATCAAGATTGACTTTGTAATGGTCGATTATCTTGATTTGGTTATGCCGGTATCTGTTAAGGTCAACCCCAACGATCAGTTCATTAAAGACAAGTATGTTTCAGAAGAATTGCGTAACTTAGCAAAAGAACTAGGAATTCTAATGGTAACTGCGTCACAATTGAATCGTAGTGCTGTGGAAGAAATTGAATTCGATCATAGTCACATTGCAGGTGGTATCAGTAAGATTAATACTGCGGATAACGTGTTTGGTATCTTTACAAGTCGTAGTATGCGTGAACGCGGTCAATATCAGATTCAATGTATGAAATCACGTAGTTCAACGGGTGTAGGTCAAAAGATTGACTTAGATTATAACATTGATAC